ATGTCCTTGTACCACTTCACCACATCGGCGTGGTTGGTGGTAGGCGCGTTGGTCATGGTCAGGTGTCCTTCATCCTGCCAGCCAAACAGCGGAATCTTGTCTTCATCCGCCTTGATCGCGGCCGCCACGATTGGGAACCATTCATGGGTGATCACGATGTCGATGTCCTTGTATTCGCCATACAAGGCCGCCGCTGTCAGGTCGTGCATCTTTGATAAGTCCGTGCCACCGTACCAGTTGATGTTCAGCTCTTTCAGTCTCTTGAGCGCCTGCTCGCGCCAGGCTTTCAGCGCCTTTTCCCCCGCCAGATACGGAGGGTTGGGCGGGATGCCCAGCGCCTCCCCCGCTTCCCGGTTGGAGCTTTGGAACTCGGCCAGGTTAAAATAGGCCCGCATACTGGACACAAACACGTTCAGCGACCGTGTGATAAAGTCCTTACGCATGATGGGGTTGTTCTGCGCCAGCAGCGCCTCCCGCTCCATCTCCTTGGGCCGGATGGTCACCCCATAGTTGGGGTTAGCCTTCTGGTGCTGGATGGGGTCCAAATAATCAACGTCCCCATCCTCGCTTCTGTCGGCCATGCACAAAAAAGCAAACAGGCTTTCATCCCGCACCTGCCCCCTGACCACGCTCTGGCAGTATTCCAGGTGCTTGGCGCAAAAGCCCGCCGCGTCATCCCCGGCGGTTGAAATGCCAATGACCAGCTTGTTGGTGTAAGCCTTGGTCGCCTCTTTCAGCCGGTTGTATTCCTTGGCGTTTTTGTACGCGTGGATTTCATCGGCAATGACGATGTTGCAGTTAAAGCTGTCATGCGAATCGGCGTTTCCGGCCAGCGCCTCCATGTGCACGCTGCCGCCGTCAAAATTGTTATGGCTGATGGAGTGCTCCATGTTATTATTGAGGTACCGCCACCCATCCGCCTTGGCCTCGTTCAGGCTGTCATACCAGGAATTTGTCAGGTTGTAGTCCCAGTTGTCAAAGGTTTCCATGGCCTGCTTTAAAACCATGGCCACCACATACACTTTTGCCCCCGATGCCCGCTCCAATAACCCCAGCCCCCAGGCCAGCGCCGACACGAATAACGTTTTGGAATTTTTCCTGGGCACAAAGATAAACGCCTCTTTAACCACCCGCTCCTGGGTACCCGGATAGTAAAAGCACAGCATCCCGTACACGCAGAACTTTTCCCACGGCTCCAGTAAAAAAGGCTTGCCACGCATGGGCGTTCCGTCAATGGCCTCGCCCTGGCGGTGCTTGAAGGTGTTTTCAATGATGCCGATTACAAAATCAGCGTCCCTTGTTTTGATTTCATACTGCCCGGAAGAAATCATGTCAAGGAAGCGCTGCCCGGCTCTCATCCGGTCCTCACCCGCGATGATACTGCCATCCGCTATGCCCACGGCATACTCCAGCACCTCCCTGGCGTACTTGCCTTTAAGCGCCGGAAGGTTGCTTTTTTTAACCGCTGACAGGCCGCTCTCATTAAGCGCCGCCTGATTGTTTTCTTGAAGCGCTGACCGACTGCTTCCGTTAAGCGCCGCCCGACCGCTTTCTTGAAGCGCTGCCTGATTGCTTCCGTTAAGCGCTGGCAGGCCGCTTTCTTGAAGCACTGCCTGATTGCTTCCGTTAAGCGCCGCTTGGCCACTTTCTTGAAGCTCTGCCCGACTGCTTCCGTTAAGCGCCGCCTGATTGCTTTCTTTAAGCACTGCCCGACAACTTTCTTAACGTATCACCCAGTGAGGAAGTGCGCTTGGGCTTCATCGATTCGTCATTAATCCGCTTCAGCCCCGCCGGCGTCAAGCCAAGCTGGGAAGCGTATGACAGAATATCCTTCCGCAAACTTTCAAGCGTGGTCACAATGGGGTGCTTTTTTGACCCTTGGGCAGTTTCCTCGCTGTAGTTAAAATCAGACTTTTCAAACCGCTCGGTCAGCTGGTCATACTGGTGCCTGAGCTGGCCGTAAATCCTGATCACCGGCTCAAACTCTTCTTTGTACACCCCCAGCACCTTCATGCCCTTCCTTGCCTCCAGCGCGTAATTCGGCTTCACCGGATTCTTGCTTCTCTTCCGCTTTGCGGCATTCGCGGTAGCTTTCGAGGGCCCCTCTTTCTTTCCTTCCGCCCTCACTACTTCTGACGTATCAACAACCGGTTTTTTCGCCTGAGCCTTGCCCGAAGCACCCGCCGCAACTTTCGTAGCCGCCTGGACTGATTTCTTGTCCGGTTTCAAGGTGGTTTTTGGCGCGCTTTTCCGTCCGGAGCTCACAGACGCCTTTTTTGCCGTTTTCAATTTTTCTTCATTAGACGCACTCTGACCATCTTTGACCATCAAACCACCTCCCTGCATAATTTTTGCCCTTTTACGCGTTTTTTTGTGATTCCACTATTCTTGCCAATTTCGCGCCGGAGAGGGAAAAGGAGGCCAGCCGGGTCTCTGAACCCCGATAAAATACTTTTTAAGGGTGGGGGGATGTATAATTATCGCCAATCCCCGCCCTTCTCCGGGTGCTCTTTGTTGTGGCAGGCATCGCACAGCGCCGCTCCGTTTCTTACGTCATATCTCAACTCAGGATATTCATGTATCGGAAGTATGTGGTGCGCTGTCGTTGCCGTTGTTTTAATACCATAGCGCAAACAGCCCTGGCACAAATACTTTGCCCGCCTCAGCACCTTCTCGCGCCAGCGCAGATGCCTCGCGGTGTTGTAATAATTATCTCTTGCCATGGTTACCTCTTAGTAATATTCGCGCTCCGGCTCCCACCTCAGCCCTTCTTATCATGGAACGCTGCCCGCCAGAACAGGGAGGTAAGGCTGCCTGGCCCCCACTTTTTTACATAACAAAAAGGCCGCCGCTTGCCCTTGCGGTGACCTTTTTCAGCCTAAGGATAACACAGGTTCATTTGGTTGTAAAGTATGATACTTTTTCAAATCTCAAACCTGCTAATCTTTTTTACCCGCTCATCCAAATCAATACCGATGTACCGTTTCGTCACCTCAACACTGGAATGATTGAACCATAGCATCAGGAAGGCGATATCCCCCGTCTGCTTGTAATAGTGATAACCAAACGTCTTTCTCAGGCTATGGCAGCCAAACGGATAATCCAGTCCCGCAATTCTCGCCATGGCCTTGATGTCGTTATAAGCTGATTGTCTGGTGATGGCCTTGCTTGCCCCGTACCTGTCCCGCTGCCGGCTTTCAAAGATGAACGCGCCGCCCGGCAGCCCCGCCAGCCTTTCACGGCACACCCGCTTTAATTTGATAGGAATCGGAAGCTGCGCCAGCTTCGCGGTCTTTTGCTCTTTAAGCACCAGCACATTCTTTCCCCGCAGGTCATCTACCCGCAGCTTCAATATATCGCTGATGCGCAGGCCAAGGTAGATGCCCACCATGAACATCAGGTACATCCGCCTGCCCCGTTCATCTTCCAGTCGCTCCAAAGCCGTCTCCAGCTCCCTCACCTTTGCCGTGTCCCGAATCGGCTCAACCAGCTTCATACATCCCCGCCTTTCCCCCTCTTTGAGTTTTACCTTTTATCAATTCTGTCAAAGTCGCGCCCCCGCGCTTTTCCCTTATACAGCCTTATTTTTTAGACCCTGTTAAAACGACTTTTACCTACCGCTTTTTATGTCAATGTCACTAACTAAAAAATAAAGATTGATGTGTTCTTTCAGCCAATCACTTCCTTTTAGATATAGAGCACCGCGCTAATCATCTTCCTTTTCCTCCATAATATCATTCCGTGCCGCATGCCACGGCGGTAACGGCACATACCTCGGTGGTGGTATGGCTCCCAGCTGACGCTCATTCTTCCTGTCCCTTCTTTCAAGCAGCAGCACCGCCGCTACCAGGCACACCAACACCACCAGCGGAATAATCCATAACAAATGTTTCGCGTTTATCATTTCTTAATTCCCCTTGATCTTCCTTTTGTCCCTGTTTCTGTCACTGTGGTATTTCTTCATCCGGTTCTTTTCCCAGCCTTTACAGGCCATGGTCTTAACCAGCCGCTCTTTATCCTGCTTCCGCCTGTCCCGGTAGAAGGCCTGATACCTCTCGCACCTGGCATGGCAGCCCGCCGACCGCTCCCGGCAGTACATGCATGGTGTTTCATTCATGTTGATTACCTGTCATAACCGGGCTTTCTCCATGTTCAAAACGGGCTTGACGGGCCTTTATTGCAGCTTGATTGAAGTCATCTACGGTTAAAGTGTTTTTGTCCATTGTTATTAATTGATAATGAACATAGGCGTCATTAAATTCTGGTGGATATATAAGTTTACCATTTGCGCTATATGTTGCCGGTTTAAATATTGCTATTTCAGGCCACCCAAAAATAAGACAGCCGCTGGCGATTATTTCTCCATATTCGTTTGTTGGCGGATTATCGTCAAGGTAACGCGCTTTTTTCAACTCTTTTTCATCGCTTGTTGTTCCCTTTACTTCTATAAACCATCCTGATTCAGGTAGCCAAAAGTCAGGCAAATACCAACCTAATTCCCCAAGGTCAAAGCCTTCTTTTTCGTACTCGTTCTTGATGCCCAATTGGTCAAAGAACACCGCCCACCTTGCTTCAAGTCTGCTACGAAAGCGATATCCGTTGTATACTGTTTCAATCGGCTTGATCACTACCCGCACCCTCTTTCCTAATATAGAAGCCTCTCAGCTCATCAACGTTTACAATCCTGTAAATCCAGTCGTTTGCCCCCGCGTCATGGTCTTTCACCACCCAGAACCCCTGTCCGCCTTCAATGCTCATTTCAAGCGTCACCGTGTGCCCTGTTGGTATGTGTGTGCCCCATACTCCCTTTACCGGCGTTTTAACGTGTACCTCTTTGCTCATCCTTCCACCTCCACGCCAGCTTCTTCAAGGGCTTTGCGGATGTTGAATGGTTCTTCGTCGTCCCAAGAAACGAGGTCTTTTATTTTTTCCGATACCGCTTCGGACAAATATTGAGAAAATCCCTTGTTAATAAACCACCAGCGCCCTTTTTGCGGTTTGACTGAAAAGACAGACAGGGCGTCTCTTAAAACATCGTCCATCCTCACTTCCTCATCCTGATCAGCCCCTTGCACGCCGCCAGCAGCGCTAAGTAGGTTACGTATCGGTCCCGGTACCTGTTCACCGTCTGCTTGTCCACATACATTTCATCGGCCACCGCCAGCACGGTCTTATTCATGCCGTAGTAGCGGCCGGCCATGTCGCCTTCTACCCTGCCGTCAAAGTGTTTGCGGGTCGCTTCGATGCACGCCATCCACTGGTCAAGCTCGGCGGTCTTTTTGGCCCTGTCCACCCGGCGCAACGCCGTGTCGCCCGTGCGGTCGCTTATCCTGCCCTTGCTTCCGGCCACCACCACAATCCCGCCCGGCAGCCTGTCCGGCTCTTCATCCACGGCTTCCATGATCAGCCTGGGCACGTTATGCAGGTGCCACTCCACTTCCCGGTAGATGCTCCTTGGAATGACCGCCACCCTACGCCTCCTTGCCTTCCCGCTTCCGCCACTGGGCATCAAGGCCCAGCTCGTAATAAAGCTTGTTCAGCCGTGAAAGAAGCCGGCTGGCATGGTCAAAGTTCGGCAGCTCATCCTCGATCACTTCCGGCGGCATGCCTTCCTCCATCAGGTCCCTCAGCTGCTCCCAGAGAAACGACACATCCTTTTCGCCCTTGAAGGCCTCAATCAGCCGCCCGGCAATGGCGCCCCTGGCCTTGTCGCTGGTTTTCCAGCCATCGTCAAACCTGCACGGGCCTACCGTGCCGTTGGCTTTCCGGTACCCGCCCGCCATCGGCTTAACATTATCACGCCATATAGCCGGTCCCTCGCGCGCGCGTCCTTCCTGCTGTTGATTATTTTTATGTGTTTCTTTTAAGTCCGGGTTATAGTCTAAGTCTTTATATTTGATGTCCTCGCCATTGCCCTCGCTATTGCCCTCTCTATTGCCCTCTCCATTGACCATATTTTTAGGGGTAAAACCATTGTTATCCACAGAGTTATCAACAGACTTATCCACAGGGTAGAAATATTTCATCTGGTACATGGGCGCCCGTTTGCGCCTTTCCCCCGCCTCGTAGGCGATCAGCCCCCGCTGGATCAGCTTGTCACGGGTGCGCCGCAGCTTTTCGGTCGCGCTGTTGCCGCTGCCCCATGGCGTCATGCTCAGCACCTTCGCGTTCGTCAAAGGAATGAATCCCTCAGGCCAACAATTGGATATGGCTCTCAGATTAAACAGATTAAAAAGAGCGTGCCACAAAACAATCTCGTTGTCGCTGAGCCTTTCTTCGTTCGCGTACTGGCAAAAGGCCTTGCATTCGTTGATATAGCTAATGATGGGCATGTCATTTACTCCAATCTTGTAGGTTATGGTTCGATTAAATCAAATATAGTTACCTGGGCCTTGGATAGCTTCATATCTTCTACCGCCCGGTCAATTCTTTCCTGGGCGATTTTGAAATAATCCTCATTAATTTCTATGCCGATAAACTTACGCTCGGTATTAACGCACGCTACGCCCGTTGAGCCGCTTCCCATGGTGAAATCAAGCACTGTGTCACCCGGATTGGAATAGGTTTTGATTAGATATTCCAGCAGGTCAACCGGTTTTTGTGTCGGGTGCTTAACCGTGTTTCTCGTATCGCCCCATAAGGTGCCGTGAAAGTTGCTGAACTTTATTACATCCAGCGGGTATCTTTCGCCTTGCTCAACGTACTCATACCTGTGCTTTAGGCCATAGTGGCGTGAGTTCATGATATTGGCCTTTTTCACTTTCCCGATTTTGTCATAATCAAGTTTTTTGCGCCATTTGATGGGGTTATAAGTAGGAAGCTTTGAGTAGAATACCAAGATAAGCTCATGGGCTTTAAGCGGCATTTTGTTGGCGTTCAACACGCCCGTAGGCATTGTTTTTTGCCAAACGATTTGATATCTGAACATCTGTCTGTTGCTCTGTACCAAATCAACAGCGAAAGGCATCGCGGAAAAGAAAAGCATAGCCGTGTTTTGTTTGGACACCCGCTTTACCTGCTCCCACATCGGCTCAAAAGGTATAACCGTGTCCCAGGCGATTGTGGAAATGCCGTAAGGCGGGTCCACCAATATTAAATCAACGCTCTCATCCTCCAAATCTTTCATCACTTCCAGACAATCGCCTAAACGTAAGTCAATCAATCGTGTTTACTCCAATCTTCAGTCAAATGTGGATGGGTACTAACTTGCGACAGCGCCTGTATTCTCCCCGCTGGTGCCGGGCCAGCACATTAAGCACGTCATAGCGGTTGGTTTCCCTGGCCTCGGTTATGTAGTCGCCCAGAGCCTTTTCAACGCTGTGCCGGTAGTTTTCAAAGGGAATAGAATCAAGCGGCCACTGGCATACAAAGGGCATCCTTGTTTCATCGTTTTCGTTAAGCGGCGGCCTTTCCGTGATGATGTCGTTGTACATGATCGCCGTCTGCTTTGGATACACCAGCATCCGCCTGATCTTTACCGCCGGGCTGGTTCCCCGGTGGCAGTGATAATCCTCCAGCAGTTCGGCCACATAGCTTTCCATGCGTTCCTTGTCGCTCACCACCACCAGGCTGCCTTTGGTAATCATAGGTTGCCAAGGCTTTCGCATCGGTGCGGGTGGTAGGCAATCCCTGCGCTGTATTGGGGCGGGCTGCCGTTGGTTCTTATCGTCCGCCCGTCTTTGGTTATAAGCTCCATTCTTCCGTTTTCGTTTTCGGTGTAGGGGATGGGCCATAGATCCACCGGTACTTTCTTGCCGTTTTTCGTCCGTATCTCGGCCACTTGGCGGCCGCACTCGCAGAATTTCATTTAAGCCCTCCCTTCCCGCTCGTGGATGCGCTTCCTGCCGGTCCTTCCGAATGTTTCAAGGTTGCGCTGGTCCTGTTCGTTCATCAGCAGCGGGTCAGGTTTAGGCTGATCCCCAAGCGGATTGGGCATATAAACCGTCTCCCACGGCGCGGTAACGCCGCGCAGCCTGTATTGTATGTAAGCGCCGCGCCACGCCTCCGTCTCAATCCTTTCACGGCCTACCAGCCGCTCTGTGCGCCTTTCAACGCGGTACCAGATGAAGGCCCCCAGGCCAACCAGGCCGCCGCATCCAAGTAAAGTGAGTATCGTGTTCATTGTTTACCTCCTGTTTGTTTATTCTTTTGGCACAATACGGGAATTGCTCAATTCGTTTACGCCATCGCAATGGCCGCATATAAAGCTTGTTTTCATTCCCATGGCGGTGTTCCAAGCTTCTATTGCTTCCTCTTTTTTAATATAGCCTTTTGTCGCAATTTGGCATTTTTCACACCTTACTCGGTACAAATCATTAACTGGGTAGAGCTGACTGAGGATACCATCACCCCCACACCCGCATTTTTTTAACTTAACCATTCTTTACCTCCCGTTTCCCGACCCCTCAGCCGTTCAAATACCTGTTAATAAAGTACTGCTGCCCCTTGCCCGTCACCTTGGGCGTTCTTGTCAACCGGATGCTCCCGTCCGGGTTGTTGATGGTTCTTTCCTTAATCTCCATCCATCCGTTTTCAAGGGCATACTGGGTGGGCATGTTCCGGCTTTCGCCCCTTTTCATCAGGAAGCCATCCCGCCTAAGCCACTCAAAGAGCCTGTTTTGCCCAACCGGCAGGCCGTTTTGCTTTAATAGCTTGGCAAGCTCCCCTACCAATATGCTGTGCTCGCTTGCGGCCACGCTGTCGGCAAACAGCACCTTGGGCGCGTCTATTTCCGCCTGCGCTTCAAGCTTCCGGCGCTCTTCACGCTCTTGCTTGTACGCTTTCAGCATCATGATGGCGGCGTCCGGGTCGCCCAGCATCCTTTCAACGGCGCTGTCCGTGCCGTAAAAGCCATGCTTGCGGATGGATGGGATCACTTCGTGCGTTATCCACCGCTTAAAGGCCTTTGCTTCAGGTTTCCTGCTGCCAAGCACCAAGCTATAAAGTCCGGGTTCGTTTACAACGTTTGTATCGCCGCCGGATAACCCTAAGTTGAACTTAGCCTTCTCATCATCGTCCAGCCTCTCCAGCGCGATTGTTACGTTACTGTGTTCAAGCGCCCTGCACACATCCGCCGCTACAAACCAGGGATCGCCTTCCCGCATCACGATACGCAGATCCCCAAAAACCAGATGCTTGAATGTTTTTATCGTTGTCATGGAAATCATATTGTCACTAAACGATGTGGCTTTCTGCCCGGCCTCCACGGCCCGGATACCAAAAGCAGCCATTGTATTATTGATATTGTTCACTTATTACCTCCTGTCTTATCCGGGCGGCAGCGCCGCCGCCCGTGTGGCACATCCTTTCAATAAGGAAGCACTCCTTTCTTTTTTACCGCCGGGACGCTCCGGCGGGTATTTATGTCAAAGCCTACCGGCCTTGATTTTTAGCTTAATTCCTCATCCAGCAAGCCTTTTCCCGCTGAAAAATCATCACGATACATAGTTTCGTAAGAAGCCGGCTTCTTTTTATTTTTCTTCGCCCTGAACGCCGCCTGTTTCACCTCCGCTATCAGCAACCCTGTCTTGGTGTGCTCGGCGCCTTCCTTAATCAGGCCTCTTCTATTGGCGACAGCCATCGTGGAACGCTTCACCAGCTTCAGGTTTTCAATCCGTGTGTCTGTTTTGTCCTGGTTGAGGAACACAACCACATGCCCTTTGGGTATGGGGCCGTTTGCTTCCTCCCAAACCAGATGATGCTTCAGCTTCCATGTTTTGGGGTCGGCGACCTTCACTTGCAGGTATCCGTCCGTGCGCACGATCTCTGTGCCAACCGGATGATAGTTGTGCGGCATATGCCCTTTCTTAAATTGGGTGGCTTCACGCCTCGGACAATCATACGACTGTCCTTTGTTCCAAGGCTCATGCCTTTTTTCAAACTGCCCCGTCCTTCCGCTGCGGATGTTAAATCGCCTGGTGGCTCCCTTCAGCTGATTAACGCTTAATTCAAGCCCAAATTCCCTGTTTAATATCTCCCTGCACACCTTCAAAGGATGCTCCCTGTACAGTTCTTGAAGCCGCCTTAACTGCTTTGTTGTCCAGGTATGGAAAGGCCTATTCATCGCCGCTGAACAGGCGCGGAAGCTTTAAATCCGCGTTCATGGCGTCATCCTTGAACTTCAGGGCCTTCAGCGTTATTTCGCCAATATCAATCACCTTCTCGGCGACTTTTGTAATGGCGTTTGCTCGGTTGATTTCCTTATCCAGCTCCTCACCCGTCAGGCCCTCATCGCTCAGTTTGTCAAGGGCGTCAAATAAATAGCTGTTCAGGTCGCTCATCGATGCCTGCTTGTTTGCCATTTTCTACCTCCAAAATGCTTTCTTCATTTTCAGCCGCCAGCCTTTCAGCTTCCCGCTTCCTAAATTCCGGCAGCCACTTTTCAAAGCCGGCCTGTACCGCCG